TTTGAATCAGATGATGAAATCGGTGTAATATTCGATGGAATCAAAAATACAATAAAAGATTTATCAACAATAAATAACAAGGATATATAATGCCAAGAGTAGCAAAAAAAGGTTCACCAAGATACTATTTTCATCAAGGAACAGAAGATGCAATTTTAAGACATAATAAAGAAACACGACCAGTTATTCGTGAGCGGATTTATAATGAACATATAAGACAGGCATTTGAGAAACTTGCAGAAAATATTATACATACATTTAAGTTTTATTATTTTGATGTCCCAAGTGAAGATGTCAAACATGAAGTAGTTTCGTTTTTATATATGAATATGCATAAGTTTCAAGAAGGTAAAGGTAAGGCATTCTCATATTTTAGTATTGTGGCTAAGAACTATTTAATTTTACACAATAACAATAACTACAAAAGAATGAAACAGCATGATGGTGCTGAGGTTACTGATAGAAAAAGAGATCCTATATCAGAGGAAAGAAGTAGAGATGCTAGAAAGATGAAGATTGAATATGTTGATGTATTGGCTGACTATTGGAGAAATAATCTAACCGCAGTATTCAAAAGAAAAAAAGATTTAGATGTTGCAAATGCTGTGGTTGAGTTGATGGATATGAAAGAGAATATTGATAACTTTAATAAGAAAGCATTATATATTCTCATTCGTGAAATGACGGGTTCTAATACACAACACATCACTCGTGTTATTAATGTAATGAAAAAACATCACTTCAAACTACAAGAAAACTATTTATCTACTGGTTCTGTTATTACTACACAAACTGGTAGTTGGTTTGACCGACCTGTAATATAATATATACATTTTTCTATTGCTGTAATATTTATTATTAACAATATTACAGGTAAATATTATGGCAATAGATTTTGAAGTTTTTGAGGGTAAGTCCTTATCTGATATCTTCAAAGACATCTACGACAATTCCAACAAAAATAAACAACAACTCGAAGTCTTAATGAAAGAGGTTGTTGGCTTTATTAAAGATGGTGACACCGCAGTTCAAATCATTCCCATGTTGAAAGAATATTTAGAAATCAATGTGAAGAACGATGAACAGTTGGTTAAACTCGCTACCATCGTTCAACGGATGGCTACCGCCAAAGTCAATACAGGTTCTGATGATGAGTTCGGTATAAGTGATAAAGAGAAAGAACAACTATTAGCCAGTATTCAAGAAGTATCAAATGAGGTTCAAGATTATAGTGATAAGATTATATCAAGTAGAGATGAATAATGCCTCATAGAATGTCAAAAGGTCCTGATACCGCGTCAGCTGTCCAATCAGAAGGTCAAAGAGGATTACAAACTGTAAAAACTTTAAATACTGAAATAAATACAAATAAAACTCAAGATGAGTTTTATGAATTAGAACCTGTTGAAGTTTTAGAAGTTTACTTGGATGGTCCTGAAATAGGTGGTAAAAAGTTTCCATTTTTACCAAGAATAGGTAGTAAAATAGATTATACTTTTGTTGGTGGTATAAAGGGTAGATTTGTTTATAGTCAAACTGGTCTTAATTCAGACGAGTGTTTTGATTTTTTACCTATCAATCCAAATATAAATAGTGTCCCAACTGTTGGGGAAATAGTGATAGGAGTAATGTATCTCGGCAAATACTTTTACACCACACAATTAAATTTTTTTGGTAATCCAAATTTTAATACACAAATAGGTTTAAGTACTGGTAATACAAAAGATGCTGACAAACAAACTTTAGAAAATACTCGTGATAAAGGTCAAGTCGGAAATTATTTCAAACAGAATTTTGATGCTAGAAAATTACTTCCACGAGAAGGTGATTTTATATTAGAAGGTAGGTTTGGTAATTCTATAAGATTAGGTAGTGATTTAATAAATGAAAATCAAAACTCACCAAATATAATTTTATCGACTGGTCATTTGATGAACAATGACACAGATTCACAAAAGAAAGATAAAAAGGCACCGACATTAGAACATATAGATGATGATGGTTCGAGTATTTACTTGACAACTAACCAAGAGTTAGTATTTACACCAGCTGTAGAAAGTGAGGTCGAAGGTTTGAATGTAAATACACCAAGTGATGCACCGAATTTTAGTGGAAAAAATATTTTATTAGATAGTGATAGGATACTATTTAATACTAAGAACAATGGTAGTATTGGTATTTTCAGTAGTAACAATATTGCTTTAAGTTCAGTTACAAGTGTGGTTGTAGAATCACCAAGTATAAAAATAGGTAGTAATAATGCCTCAGAATCTATGGTATTAGGTGATACTTTGAAGGGATTATTGGAAGAACTTATAAATGCTATCAATGCTTTGACAGTTCCTACACCAGTCGGTCCTTCAGGACCACCTATTAATGCACCACAGTTTAGTGGTATTAGTGCTAAATTACAAACAATGTTAAGTACAATAACAAAGGTAGAATAATATGCCATTATCAAGTGGTCTTATGGCCGATGAAATAGAAAAAAACATATTGAATGGTGCAGCCAATGGTGGTAATATTACCATGAATGAATGGGCTACGGTATTACAAAATTATTTTGCACAAGCTGTATTTCCACCAGCTGGTGGTCCTGGTATATCAGCTGCCAAATCAGCTTTTGTTGGGAGTATACCTGATTTAAGTAAAGCAAATATTATTTTATTTAAAACTGCATTTTTTACTTTTGGTTCTACTTTGGCATTGACTGCAGTTGGTACTTCTGGTTTACCATCATCTCCACCAGTGGGTTTACCATTGTTGGAAGTTGCGTTTCCAGCAGGTATGGCTAATGTTTCAATACCAAAGATGGCAAAAGTTCTTGGAACAATACTACATGGATACTTTAAAACACAGTTGTATTTTAATGGAACTACACTTACACCTGCACCAACACCATTTACATAATAGGAGTTAATAATGAAGAAAAGCGAATTAATAAAAATAATCGAATTAGTAGTTCGTAAAGAAGTCAAAAAACAGGTCAATGAGATACTTATTAAAGAGAATAGTATCAAATCAAAACCTGTTGTAAAGTCCAAACCAAAACCGAAAACAAAAGTTCATCGTAATTATACAAGTAATGCAGAACTTAATAAGGTTTTAAACGAAACCGTAGGTTTAAGTAAAGGTGATTCACAAGAAGAAGAATGGCCAACAATGGGTGGTGGTACATTTGATAGTACAAGAGCAACCGAACTTTTAGGATATGGTGATTCCATAGCTGCACAAGGTGGTAGTAATGAGATGAAAAGAAATATGGCAGTTGCTCAAACATTGAGAGAAAAGAATGTATCAATAAAAGATGTACCAGAATCTTTAGTAAATGCATTAAGTCGTGATTATAGTGAGTTGATGAAACACGATAAGATGAAGAGTAAAAAATAGGAATAAATAATGGCAACTATAAAAGAACTAAATTTTAATCCCGATTCTTTTTTTGGATTGAAGTTTCCATTAGAATATAAATCAGACGATGGTGGTTTTTTTCCAAGAGCCAGAACTTTACGAGAACAGGCATTTTCAAATTTAAAAAATTTAATATTAACTAATAAAGGTGAGAGGGTAGGTCAACCAGACTTTGGGTGTGATATTAGTTCATTATTGTTTGAACAAATAACAGAGGAAACTGGTCAACAGATAAAATCATCTATTCAAGATGCGGTTGAAAATTGGTTACCATATATCACGATTGCGGATGTGTTCGTTACATTCCAAGATTCACAACCAAATGCAATTTATATAGCGGTAGAGTTTACTGTTGATGTTGATGACCCGAACGCAGTACAAACTATAACATTCACCTTTAATACTGGAATCTAACATGGCAAGAGAAGTTGAATATGGTACAAATATAAAAGTTGTAAAACGAGATATAAATTACATTGGAAGAGAGTTTTCATCTATTCGTGCAAATCTTATAGAATTTGCTAAATCGTATTTTCCAAATGCATATAATGATTTCAATGAATCATCACCAGGTATGATTTTTATTGAAATGGCAGCTTATGTTGGTGATACTTTAAACTTTTATATTGATAATCAGTATCGAGAAGCTTTACTACATAGTGCAGAAGAAAAAAAGAATGTATTTAAACTAGCACAATCTTTTGGTTATAAACCTAAGTTAGCTAATCCAGCAGTGGTAGTTGCAGATTTAACAATAGAAGTTCCTGCAGAAACTATTGACGATGATAACTATAGACCTGATTTAGATTATGCTCCCATAATAGGAGAGAATAGTAAATTTGTAAGTACAACAGGTATAGAATTCAGAGCACTTGATGATGTTAATTTCAAAACATCTTCATCATTAGATACGAGAGAACAGGAAGTATCTCAAACAAATGATAATATACCAACACATTTTAAACTTACTAAAAAAGTTCTTTTACAAAGTGGTAATTCCTTTAAGCAAGATTTTACTTTCGGTAATGCGAAAAAGTTTGATAAAGTTATTTTAAGTAAATTGGATGTAGTAGAAATAACTTCCTGTATAGATGATGATGGTAATAAATGGTATGAAGTTCCCTTTTTAGCACAAGACACCGTGTTTGATGCAGTAGAAAATAATCCAGTAAATAGTCCCGATTTGAGTGTAGATTCTGCTGACACACCTTATCTACTAAAGTTAATAAAAACTGCTAGAAGATTTACGACTTATGTTAGAAGTGATGGTAGAACAGAAGTTAGGTTTGGTGCTGGTATCAGTAGTAATGCTGACGAAGAGATTATACCAAATCCTGATAATGTTGGTTCTTCATTAAGTACTGGTTTGTCTAAATTAGATTCTACATTTGACCCAAGTAACTTTTTAAATACTAAAACATTTGGACAGGCACCAGGTAATATTACATTAACTTTTGAATATACTCATGGTGGTTCAAATGATGACAATGTATTATCAAATCAAATTACTACAGTTGATTCTTTGGTCTATACTTTAGATACTACTGGTTTAGATGGTTCTAAGGCAACTGCTGTTCGAGATAGTATACAGATAACCAATAATGAACCCGCTACTGGTGGTTCAGATGGGGATTCATTACGAGATGTTAGGGAAAGTGCATTATCATACATGGCTACTCAGGGTAGGGCGGTAACGATGCAAGATTACATTACTCGTGTTTATTCATTACCACAAAAATATGGTAATATTGCTAAGGCACACATTGTACAAGATGAACAATTAGATCAGGTTGCTGGTGGTGAGGATGGTGATAAACCAGACTTCAAAGAAGTTAGTAATCCTTTGGCATTAAACTTGTATGTATTAGGTTATGATTACAGAAGAAATTTTGTAAATCTAAATAATGCAAGCAAACAAAATTTAAAAATATATTTATCCCAATACAGAATGATTACGGATGCTATAAATATTAAAGACGCATTTATAATAAATCTTGGTGTAAAATTTTCCATAATAACACAAAGGGGTTTTAATAAAAATCAAGTATTGATGAAATGTATTGAGAGAGTAAAAAATCATTTCAGTCCTAAAAAATGGCAAATAAATCAACCTATAATATTAAGTGATATTGCTTATCAAGTTTCATTAGTAAACGGTGTTGCAAGTGTAGTACCACCAGTAGAGGATAATCCTGAAAAATCTATGATTGTTTTAGAAAATCTATTTGATAAAGATGCAGGTTATAGTGGTAATGTTTATGACTTAGATGCTGCCACAAAAGAAGGTATTGTATATCCATCATTAGACCCTTGTATATTTGAAGTCAAGTTTCCTAACTTAGATATAGAAGGTAAAGTAGTAGGAGACATTTAATGTATTATTTTGAATATCCAACAGCAGATACAAGTATATTTGAAGGTAACTTAACATCATCTTTAAATTCTGGATTAGATGAAGTATTAGAAATCCAAAAACTTTTTGATGAAGGTGGTACTGTGATTCAAGTTTCTCGTGTTTTGATAAAGTTCGATTATACCAACATTTCAAGATACAAAAATAGTGGTACTATACCAAGTAATGCTAAGTATTACTTGAATTTATATGACGCTGGTTCTCAAGAACTAAAAGTAGAACAAGATTTGTTTGTATATATGGTGAGTGGTAGTTGGAGTCAAGGAACTGGTAAGACAGATAGTAATCCTGTCATAGAAGATGGTGTAAGTTGGAAATTTCGGAGTGGTACTACGCAATGGATTGATGGAAGTGATACACAAGGTGGTACATGGTTTACGAGTAGTCTAAGTGGTCAGTATAATGTTAGTTCTTCTATTAGCCTAAACTATGGTACAAGAGATTTAAGAATAGATGTTACTGATTTAGTAAATAATCATGTGGCTTCTAGCTCAGTATATCCTAATAATGGTTTTATAATAAAAAGATTGAATACTGCAACGAGTCAAAGTTTATATAGTATTTTCGACCCAACTACTGCTACAGGTTCAGCGGAACATGATGCAACTCATTTGGGTAACTTAAAATTTTTCTCAAAAGAAACTCACACTATATATCCACCTAAGTTAGAAGTCGAATGGGATGATTCACAATGGAACACAGGTTCACTCGAGCC